ATATGGGCACAAGCTAATCAAGTATTTTCAGGCTCACATAGTGCTTGGTTTGAAACACTAGGAGGCACAGTAAAAAACTTTGGAGATTCTTTATTTCGATCAACAGGAGCTTATTCTAAAGGTATAACAACTCAATCAGTAGAAGAGACTGCTGAAAATGTTATGCAACAATTAAACAAACAAGTAAATGATAAAATGCGAGAGTTGAATTTAGTAGGCTCAGAAGCTACAAAATTTAGAGAAGCTGCTTATGATTTATCTAAAGAATTTAAAACAGAAGCTGACTTAGCAACTGATTTTTCTCCACAAGAAATAGCCAATATAAAACAATTATCTACTTTTAGCATGAAATTTTCTGATGATTATTTTAATGATGCTGTACAGAATGCAGGAATAGCAGGTGTAAAACAACAAAACTATGGTCTTGCACAAATGTTTGACATGGTTAAAATTGCTGCTAATCCTACAGAAGCTACAGAACAATTCAAACGTGGTTTTATTAAAGAAGGACTAACGGAAAAAAACGCTGCTAAGAAAGCAGAAGAACTTGTGTTAAATGTACAAAATTATGGGAGAGTAGATACCCCTAACTATACTGCTTTTGCAGATGAATCTTTAGATTATTCTAATCCTAATTTAGTGATGCGTTCTGTTGCTGGTAATATTGAAAAGAAAAGACAATTTACTAGTTTAGCATCTCAAAAAGAAATACAAGATTTTTTAATTAAAGATGTAGATGTAGTTTTAAAATCTGTAGTAAATAATAATACAGCATCTATTGAATTTGCTAGACGTTTTGGAGCTAAAGGTGAAGGTGTTCGTTCTATTATATCTAAATTAAAAGAAGAGTATAAACCTTTAATTGATATAGCATCTAAAGCAGATGATCCTTCTAAAGTAAAATTTCTACAAGATCAACTGTCTACTAAAATTAAATGTATTCATCAAAGCGTAGATATTTATTTTGGAAATCATCATGGTGTAAAGTCAAAAGATATTGGCAATTTAACGCATACAATGTTTGGTGTTGCTTCAACTTTTGCAAACTTAACGTATTTACCTAAAGCAGCTATTTCAGGACTAGGTGATATTGTACAGCCTTTTCAAAATAGTGGTGCATTTTCAGCAATGAAAGGATTTGGAAGAGCTATGACTAGGGATAAACAAAAAGATTTTGCTTCCCTTTCTGGTTTTGATACAAGAGATGTAGTAGCTCAAGAACTAAGGGCTTTGTATGCTGGTGTTGAAAGACCAGGAGCAGGAGGAGTTCTTAATAAAATTCAACAGTCTACTAGGAAAACTAATGAAATATTTTTTAGAGGTATTGGGTTAGCTCCTTTAACTGCTTTTGCTAGAAGGTATGCTTATAATGCAGGAGTTGAAGAAGGTTTTAAGTTTGCTTCTAAAATTGGTGGTAGAAAAATTAAAAAGTTTGAATTAGAAAAAGCTAAGCAATTAGGTTTAACTACAGAGTCTATTGAAGAACTTGCTAAATTTAAAAATGTTGATGAAGCTTTTGCAAATGATTCAGCAAAAGAAATTTTAAATAGACTTGGAATTCGTCAAGCTGATAGAGATGCTCTTATTCCACAATTAAGTAATAGAAGAGCTTTTGCACAGTCAAGAGATCCTTATGTACGATCTTTAGGTCAGTTCTTATCTTGGGCACAAGCAAAAACATCACAGTTAAACGGACTTGTAAAACGAGTAGAAGATGGAGATGCTGCGTTAGCTATGAGAGCAATGGGTTCTCTTGTATTGTATGACGGTATATTAACTTTTAAAGATTTTCTTAATGATCCAACAGGTGAAAAATTAGGTGATGAAGGCTTTAGAAGTTTTGCAGAAAAATATGCTTCTGACTTACAAGCTGGACGAACTTTTGTATTCTCAGGAAATGTCAACTGGTTAGTAGATAAGATGGGCAGAACAGCAGGAGCTGCTCAGTATCGTCAAACTTTAGAATCTATTAGTCCTGTAGCAGCATGGGTTGCTGATCTTATTGAAGGTGGTGTACAAGTAGGTTCAAATATAGCTGATGAAGATTATGAAGGAGCAACTAAACAGTTTGTAAAACGAGCACCTTTAGGAAAAGAAATTCTTGCTGCTGGTCGTGTTATAAATGATGGACGAGAAATTCTTGAAGATAGAAGAAGTAAAGCTAAAGGTGGTATGGTTTATACTATGTTGCGTGAAAAGAAAGATAAAGGTGGGATTGCTTTAGTACCTAATGCACCTATCGAACCTGATCAAAGAATAGATAAGATGACAGGCGTACCCTACGATGAACAAGCAGGTGAAGCCTATACAGATGTTGAAGATCGTCAAGGACTAATAGCAGCAGTGCTTGGCAAGAAATTACAAGGACAAGCTAGTGTATAAGTATTTTACAAAAGATGAACTTGCATGTTCACATTGCGGTAATCTTGTTATTGATGATGAATTTATAAAGAAGATAGAAACTCTACGAGAAGCAGTAGGGTTTCCATTCGTAGTCTCAAGTGCATACAGGTGTGAACAACACCCCATAGAAAAGCGTAAATCAACTCCTGGGGCACACATAACTGGAAAGGCTATGGATATCCATGTAACTGGAGAAAAGGCTCTGACGCTCTTAGAAGAGGCTCTGAAAGCTGGTTTTACAGGGATTGGTATCAATCAAAAAGGACAAGTGAACTCTAGGTTTATACATCTAGATATCATAGACAATTCATCAACAAGACCAAGGCCCTGGATATGGAGTTATTAAAGAAGAAGTTAGGAAGAGGTGGGCAGTACCCAATAATTTGGACAATTTATCATACAATACTTGCAGTTGAGTTAGCTATTGTTATTTTGTTGTTAGGTTTATTGGTAGTTAAATGAGACTTATGGCTTTCCTTCTAATAGTAATTGTAGAAGGAGAAGAAATTAATACTAGAGGTATGCACTTTAAAGATGTCAATAGATGTCGTTACTTTGCAGACCGATTAGAAGATAGAGAATCTAAAGTAACTGGATACTGTAAGCCTGTACTAGTTGCACAGACTACTACCTTTAGGGATTAATATGGCTTATAGCGATAAAGTAATGGATCATTACAACAATCCTAGAAACGTAGGACGTTTAGATAAGACTGACAAACAAGTTGGTACAGGAATGGTAGGTGCACCTGCCTGTGGAGATGTTATGCAACTTCAGATTAAAGTAGATGCAGAAGGTGTTATAGAAGATGCAAAGTTTAAGACCTACGGTTGTGGTTCTGCTATAGCGTCTAGTTCTTTACTGACTGAATGGGTTAAAGGAAAAAAGTTAATAGAAGCAGAAGATATTAAAAATGTAGATATAGCAGAAGAACTATCTTTACCGCCTGTAAAGATTCATTGTTCTGTTTTAGCAGAGGATGCTATAAAAGCTGCTATAAAAGACTATAAGGAAAAAGGTTATGAATATATTTAGTGCAATTGTAGGGCCAGTAGCTAATCTTGCTGGCACATGGATGAACAATAAACATGAACAGACACAAGCTAAACACAAAGCTAAGATGGCTGTAATAGAACATGATGCTGATTGGGAATCCAAGATGGCAGCCGCATCAGGGGCAAGCTGGAAAGACGAGTTCTGGACAATTGTGTTAGCCGTACCTATTTTTATGGTAGGTTATGCAGTAGCTTTTGATGATCTTGCTGTAATGAGCCGTGTACATGCTGGATTTACTGCATTATCCAACCTCCCTGATTGGTATCAGTACCTCCTTTTTATTGGGGTCAGTGCGAGTTTCGGTATTAGAGGTGCTGACAAGCTTATGAAGTTGCGTAAGTTATGACACCTGAAGAGTTTGACAAGTGGCGTATAGTCCCACGACTATTAGTATTGATGATGGCTCTTGCTTGTTGGGACGTTATACATTGGTTTACAACTTTAGAAGCTCCAACAATTGAACAGGCAGGGCTGGTTTCGGTGTGTACAGGGGCGATGACTGCCGTTTTCGGTTTATTTTTAGGCAAGGGGAAACAAGAATGACAGCAAAGAAAAAGAAAAAATCTAGGGTTAATGAAGCTGGCAATTATACTAAACCTACAATGCGTAAAAGACTGTTCAATAAAATAAAGGCTGGCTCTAAAGGTGGTAAGCCAGGTCAGTGGTCAGCACGTAAAGCACAGATGTTAGCACAGCAATATAAAAAAGCTGGAGGAGGCTACAAATGAAAGTAAAAGCACCTAAAGGTTATCATTGGATGAAACAAAAAGATGGGTCATACAAAGTTATGAAACATACAGGTAAGTTTGTAGCACATAAAGGTGCAAGTCTTTCAGCAAACTTTGCAGTTCAAAAGGTTCATAAGAAAAAATGACTCTTAAAAAATCACAGAAGTCTTTGAAGGCTTGGACAAAACAAAAGTGGCGTACTAAGTCTGGTAAGAAATCTTCCAAGACAGGAGAAAGATACTTGCCAGAGAAAGCTATAAAGTCTTTATCTTCTAAAGAATACGCAGCAACTACACGTAAGAAAAGAGAAGATACAAAGAAAGGTAAACAACATTCTAAACAACCTAAACAGATTGCTAAAAAAACTAGGCGATATAGGAAAACAAAATGATGCGTGATGATTACAAAAAAGGTGGTAAATCTAAACGAGATCCTAGATTAAAAAGAGCAGGGGTATCTGGCTTTAACAAACCAAAGCGTACACCTAACCATCCTAAAAAGTCTCATGTGGTTGTAGCTAAAGAAGGTAGTAAAGTTAAAACAATTCGATTTGGTGAGCAAGGAGCTAAGACAGCAGGGAAACCTAAGTCTGGTGAATCAGCACGAATGAAAGCCAAACGTAAAAGTTTTAAAGCTAGGCATGGTAGGAACATTAGTAAAGGTAAAATGTCAGCAGCTTATTGGGCTAATAAAGTTAAATGGTAGAACCATACACATATAATTGTACGTTAGTTCGTGTAGTGGACGGAGATACAATCGTATGTAATATTGATTTAGGGTTTGATGTTGTACTCTCTGAACAGTTTATTAGACTAGCTGGCATTGATGCACCTGAGAGCCGTTGCCGTAGACCTATAGAAAAGAAGTTAGGACTACTAGCAAAAGAAAGATTAGAAGAAATTTTAAAAGGCACGTTTAAACTTAAAAGTTTAGGCAAAGGAAAATTTGGAAGAATATTAGGGATACCATACGTTGATAATGTAGATGTATGTTCAACTCTAATAAATGAAGGACATGCAGTAGAATATGAAGGCGGTAAAAAAACAAAAGTCTGGGGAGAGTAACACTAAGTATACTGCTGAAGAGATTGCAAACTCTAAAAGAATTTACAAGTCTGCAACTCCTAAGTATACGATTGATTGGTACATAAAGTGGATAGCTTCTATATTATTATTAGTTGCTATGTGTATACGATCTGCTCAGTTTAATGCAGCACTAGACCTTGGACTTTCTTTTATAGGAATGCTTGGTTGGTTATGGGTAGGTATTCTTTGGAAAGACAGAGCTATTATAATTGTTAATGGTGCTGCTTCTGTAATTCTACTAACAGGTATTTTGAGATACCTAAAACATTTTACAT